AGGTTTACCCTTGAGCACATTCTGATTCTCAGACACGGGGTCTGTGGGCTTCTGGTCTTCTTCCAACGGCACCAACTTAGCCGCGTTTTTAATACCTAACACCTCCAACATACTGCGGTGCAGTTGCGGTAAGTCATAGATGTCAGGCGCCATCTGCGCCATCTGAATCACAGCTTGGTACTGCACAACACGTTGACTCATGGTCGCAGCGTTGGGGTCAGACACAGGAATCACATCTACGTGGTTGTAGTCAGACTGTTTGGCACGGGGGCCTTTTGAACCTTCTGGCTCGTACATGTAGTCAGTGTCTGAGTAATCACGAATGATGTTCTTGAGCAAACCCAACTCTTGCTTCAACGCAAAGTGCACACGGGCCTGCACCGCAGTCATCACCTTTAACTGACGCTCTAAGAGAGCCAGTGTTGTACCGACAGGAGCGTTGCCACTCATGTCAGACACCTTCATATCAGCGGTAGCGGCAAACCTGCGGCCTTCTTCCACAATGTTTTGAAGCAATGTGTACAAAGTCTGGCTAGGTTCCTTGTATGGCAGGGGCAGGATGTTGTCGCGTATCGTGCCAGAGCCTACATCTACATCTCGGAATTCACCCGGTGCGATGGGTGTGTCGTCTCCCTTGATGCGCAGGCCCCGTGTCTTGAGTCCACCGGGCAAGTTGGCAAGTGTTCCGGCATCGATGAGTTGCCGCATGAGAGAGGTAGCGGATTTAGCAAAGCCTCCGATAAGATGGAAAAGCCCGAAGCCGTAAGCTCCAAAACCCGGGATATATTGGTAGTGCACAAAGTGCTGACGCTTGAGTTTAAGTGGGTCATCTTCTTCCCAGTTGCGACGAATGGCCAACACATCGTTGGTGCCTTTAATCAACGTGACAACGTACGGCAACATGATGCCGGTCTTCTCACCATCTTCTTCATCCTCAAAGCCTTTGAGGTCTAGGTCAACGTGGCACTCATACAGTGTGTAACGATCATCGTTGAGGTCACTAAAGCCCGTCTCTTTGTCTTTGGCTTTCTGAATGTCGCTGATGGATTTATCAGGTTCAGACAACTCAATGTCACGATAGAAGCCTGCTTGTTGTAGCTTGAGAATCTCATTCTTTGTCTTGCGCATCACGTGTGTAATGCGGTAGCACGTATCCATCTCTGTTGTGCCATACGGCAAAATGATGTCTTCGGCTGGAATGAAGATTGATACCTGACGTCCCAAATTGGGATCGTAGTACACCTTCTTGAACGCTGATCCTGTGGCTGGCAGTGACCACAACATGCGCTCATGCTCTGGGCGGAACTCAACCATCTTCTCTGTCAACTGATAGTTCATATCATCTTGAACACGAGTGGCCGCTTCTTTCTTCTCAGGTGTCTCTTTGCCAATGATCTTGGTGCGCACTGGGCCTTGTGCGGGGAACGTCTCAGTGATTGTCTCAGCTTGGAACCTGACAACTGCTTCTGTAATCATAGGGTGGAACACACCTGACGCACCGTTCCAAGGTTCTGTGCGCTCTTCCATCTGCAAGCCCAGAAGCTTTAGACCTTCTGTGTAAGCTTTTTCCCAATCCTTGCGTGAGGCTTTGTCGTTGTCAATGTCAGAGCACAACTCACTTGCCATGGACTGCAGTGCGCCCTCGGTTACTTCATCGGCCAAGTTATCAGAGAAGGTATCGTCATCCCCTTCACCGATGCTGATCTCCATGTCACCGGCACGGATGTTGACTTCTTCAGGGTCAACGATCTCAATTTCAATCGCATCTTCGTTTTGCGCTAATGCGTCAATCCCCGTGGGTTGTTGGTACAGTGCTTTGTCAATGTTAGTAGCCATCTTTGATCCTTAGTAATACGCCGCTTTACGGGGTATTGAGTAAATGTCATCTTTTTCGTCGCTGTCCAAGCTGATGAACCCACCATTCCTGAACCGAGCTAACGCCATACTTGTGCAGTCAACCATGTCATCATGATCTGACGCGGGGAACGCAGCCACCTGCTCCACAACTTCCTCTGCCCAGCGCCTACCCGCAGGATACCAGACCATGCCCGATCTGAAAATATCCGATACTGCATTTAGTCGTGCAACTTTATCACCTGTGCCCCTGTGTGGGGTGAACTCTTGCACGGGTATGCCCATGCGCCGAAACTCTTGGAACAGAGGTGTGCCACTGGATTTCTTCTCCACGATGAACGCATCTGGCTCCCACTCTTTGTACTCTTCCATTGCCAAGTCTTTGAGTTCAGCAAACTCCACCCGTTTGTTGATGGCGTTCATGAGGATGATGTGGGGCTTCTCCCCTGTCAATTTGTGACTGAACACACCCCATGTAAGCAGTGCTGTAAAGTCAGCGCGGTTGTTCTTCTCAGCCGCCGCGTCAAGTGTCATGATGACAAACTCAAGCTCTGGGGGTTCTTCCTCTTCCCACTTCGACCACCACTCACGTTTGATGATCGCACCTTCTTCGCTGGTGGGTTGTTGCTGATACTGAGCGTTCCACTGGAACGAGGGCATTGACGCTTTGGTTCTGTGCAGGGCTTCAAGGTCAAAGAACTCAGGCCACAGCGCCCTCTCTTCTGGTGTGTTTTCGTTGAAGATGGCGGGGAACTCAAAGAACTCGTACTTGTCAGACTCTTCGTTGCGAGCCATGTCCTTGGCCATCATGCCAATCAGATCGTTGGGATGCCAGCGTGTATGCACAATCGCCATCCGTCCACCCGGCATCAAACGTGTTCGAGCACCAAAAGTAAACCATTCGTATGCCTTTTGGAATACTTCAAAGTTGCCGTTCAAGATGTCCTGCTCAGAAAACGGATCGTCAACAATCAAGAAGTCAGCGCCTCGACCTGCAAGGGCAGAGCCTACACCGCAGGCAAAGTACTCACCACCAGAGTTTGTGTTCCACCGTCCAGCAGACTTACTGTCAGCGGCCAACACCACGGTGGGGAATATCTCTTTGTACATGTCTAGGTCAACCAAGTTACGCACCTTGCGTCCAAAGTCAACTGCCAAGTCTGTGGTGTGCGACACCATCAGCACCTTCTTATCAGGGAAGTTGCCAAGGAACCATGCAGGGAAATAAACCGATACCAAAAAAGATTTGCCGTGCCGTGGTGGGATAGAGACAGCAATACGATCCTTGCGGTTAAACGCCATGTCTTCTAATAGAGATGCCAGCCTTTTGTGGTGCCGCCCGATCTTGTAGTCGGGGTTCATCTTCATACAAAACTCTAGCAGGCTACTGCGTGCAATCTTGGAAGTCTCGCGCTTGGTCAACTCTTCCAGTGTCGCATCAAACGATTCCAAATCCAATGGGTCTAGCTTTGCCAAATCTACGTTTTGTAGATCCTCCATTGTGAAGTCAGAAAAATCAATCATGTGGTTCGCTGCGCACTAACGTGGGTGTGCCCAGCACATCGGCTTTGCTCTCTTGCAGTGTTCGGGGTTTGGCCACCACATCCACAATCTGTTCAGACTTACTGCGCAGTTCCAGCAGTTTGGAAATCCTGCCCTTGATGGAAGCCTCAAGCTCCAGCGTGGTTTTGTGCTTGATGGTAATTTCACTGCGCTCTATAAATAAGCCAACGTCACCCACCTTGCCCAGCAGTTCAAGTGCACGGATGCGAATCTTGGGATCGGGATGGGTCGTCTCTTCGATCAGCTTGTTGGTCACATAGGTTCTGATCTGCACTGCCGAGTTCACCACCACCTGATCGTACTCACTCAGGATGGACTTGAGATGCAACACGGATGCCGTGGTTGTGACTGCGTTGGTCTGGGGCGTTACTACATTTGTAGCTTCTGCGCTACTGATAGATTCATGGAAGGCCGAGCGTGCCCGCACCTTATCTTCTGCAGATGGCTCGTCAGGTGCACCGAAGGCTTGTAGGAATTCTGCAGTCTTAAAAAGCGCATTCACCTTGGTATGCAGAGACACCACATCCTCCCGCTTGCTTGGGATTGGAACCGTCAACTCTGGGATACAGGTCAGCATGGCGCAAAATATAACACACAAACGGCAGGGCGTGTCAAGACACTATCACTATGGGGGTGTTCTGGAACACGATTTCATAGATTTTTTGCTATAAAAATTTTTAGCAGGGCGTTTTATTTTGATGGGGGGTGGGTTCCGTAGGCGCGAGGGGT